TTTTTAATATTATCGCTTATTCTTGAATATATTGGCAAATCAATACCGTTCTCAAGTGCCTTAATACGTTCGAGTATTTCTTGAAATTTTGCAAATATTTTTTTACCTATAACTGCAAACATATCTAAAACCCTGCTTGTTTAATTAGTTTGTTTATCATCTTATCTAAGTCTTTTTCAGCCTGTAAATAAATGGTTTGTTCCATTCGTTTTCCTGTTTCCTTAAATACATCTTTTCGTGGTGCTTGTTGTTTGTTACCTTTTATTTGCATAGCAGCTAAATTGTAGCTATTAGCACCCTTAACCTTGATAGGTGTTGTTCTCTTTTTAATTGGACCAACGTACAGACCAGGCGATTTACTTTTCTTTGCAGTAATTACCCCTATTGTTGACCAAGTTGGTTTTCTTGATCCATCACGTTTTCTGTTAAACGTGTTAAATTCTTTTTTATAAGCAGCCTGTACAGCCCTTACAAGTTTGTTTGCTGCAGGTCTTAATGCTTTGTTTATTTGTGTGCGAGAGTGCCTAGCTGAATACCCTAACTTCTTTAATGAAGCTCTAACATCGTCAACTCCCTGAACGGAGATGCGAAAGTTTTTATTCTTAGTTGCTTTACCTTTATTAGCCATAACTAAACAGGGTTATCAGTTGCTAAATCTTGTTTAACAAAAACCTCAATAAATTCTTTTCGTGGGTCTATAACAAACCCTAAAATTTCGTATTCTTCACTTGTGCTTGTTTCTATGATAGTCCAATCAGCTTTTATAGCCTTAGTTTCGCTGCTATACCTAATTGTATAAACGAATCTACCATAAGCCTGTAATTCATCTCCTTCAAACTTTTCTTCAACATCTCTAAGCGACTTAACATTCTTATTAGCCCAAACTGTTGCCACCGTTGAATCAACGCTTGTAACACCACCAAAACCATCCTGAGTGTAAGTTTTCTCCTTAAAGGTAATTCTTTGATTAAATTCCCCTGCTTTTATTTTTGCAATGAAAGCCATATCTTAATGGAAACATTTATAAGGTTGTAGCAATATCTCAGATGCCATTGGAAACCTTCTCTTACGATCCTCACGAAAGTAATACATATCAGCTACAATCAATTTAATAGCTTGTTGTATAGCTTGTGGTACATCGCTTTGTAAATCACCGAAACCTGTTCTAAACTCTATCCAAAATGTGTTTGCAGCGTCATCAGCCAACGTAGGCGATGTAAACGTGCTTTTCAAATAACATATAGAAGGATTAGAATAAGCATCTATATAAGCATCTGATGATGTTTGTTCTACTCCATTAACATCTAACCAATGTATAGGTTTGTTTGAGCCTTCTGTTTTTAGCGTACAATCAGGAAATATTAAAGATGCTTGTGACATCACCTGATTGAAATACAACTTATACTCGTGTGTAATAAAATGTCTTGAACAATAATGCTCTGCCATCTCAGTTGCAGCATCTACATATACACCTAACAAAGTATCTTCGTCAGAAGTATCAATTCTTAGGTGTGACTTAATTTCAGCTACACTAACAACCTTTGTTGTAGGGTCATCTAAAATAACTAAATCGCCTTGTACGTTATAGTTAGGGTCGAGATACATAAGTTTCTATTGAAAGAGTTAAAGTTAATAAAGGGGAGTTCCGAAGAACCCCCTTTTAAGTATTAGTATCTATGTACTACTATGCAGCAACTTTAGAAGTTCCTTTTACGAAACCTGCTCCGTTTGTTACACCGAAATCAACATAGTTGTTTACAACCAATCTAGTCTGACCGAAAGCAGCCTGAGTATAAGGGTCAACCATAATGTCAACACCACCAAATAATCCAACGATTAATTTGCTGAAATCACCATATACGAAGTCACCACTTGCACCTGATGATTTACCACAACCGTTAGTGAAGTGAATAGGGTAACCATTTACTAGCATACCATCTAAACCTGCACTTACAGCAGCAACTTGAACACCACGCTTGATTTGAGCCAATAACTCTGGGCTACAAACGTAAGCTAAGTTTCCTTCTAAACCATTAGCACTTGCTAAAACTTGTTCTGCTTGAACTAAATCTTTCATTACAGAAACACCATCTGCAAAAGTAGATTCTGCTGTGATTGAGCTAATATCTCCATTTGCAGAGATAGATGCAGGTGCGCCTGAAATAGTAGTATCGTTGAAAATAGCTTGGTCAATTTTACCTGCTACTGCACGACCTAAATCAGCCATAATAGCTGCTTCTGCACCACCATTTTGCAACAATAATTGCTTAGAAACATCTACGGTAGCTGCCAAACGAACAGGGCTTAATTCTACCTTAGTAAATTGTGTTCCACCATCTGCTGCTTCACCATTTTCTGCAGCCCAAGCTACGGTTTGCGCTCCTGTAATAGGAATATTAGTGTTAGCAGTTAAACCTGATAAGATTCTTGCACCAACATTATTAAATACAGATGCTTCACGCATTGCTTCTGCGTAACCTAATACATTAGTAGGAGCAATAGCTGAACTACCTTGCGATATATCAGCACGAGATTCTAACATAAATGCAGGAATACCTAAACCATTTACAGAAAAACCTGCTGCTCTAGCTTCGTTTACTGCTTGGTTGTGCATTTCTTTCTCAACACCATCAAGGTTGTTGTTCATCATTCCTGAAATCGCTTTGAAAACAGAATAGTCACGAACTTCTTTAATATCAGAAGTCTTTTGAACTGATGCAGAACCTACATTAGATGCAATTTCAGCGTTCAATTTTTCTTGTCGCTCAACAGTTTCAATACTTTTAGCTAATTTGTCAATAGCTGTCATTTTCTCGTCATAAGAAACTTGCTCAGTTTCGTTAAAGTCACGAGATTCAGTTTTGCAAGATTCAAGCATCACATTCGCATCTGCGATTAACGCTGCTCTATCTTGTCTTAATTCTACGGAATTTTTCATATCCTTCTTTTTAGATTTAATTCGTTAGTTAATAAATTGATTTGCGAACCAACTGATTGAGGGGTTTCCTCATCGTTATCCTGTCGTACCTCGGTTGGTTCTTCTTTCGTTTCCTCACTAGCCTTTGGGGAAGTAGATTCCTCAAATTCTTGCTTAGAACGAAGTGCGACATCTGTGTTAGCGTAAGCACCAACACCTACTATGGAAACATCTACTAATCTGCCTATTTTATTAATAGTTCGTCTAGTGGTATCACCATCTTTTGACCAATCATCATCTTCTACTGTGAAAGCAAAAGAAGATTCATATAACAAGCCTCTACGCATTAACTCAGCAACATCGTTTCCTGTTGTTGTGTTTGGCAAAGTAGCCTCATAAATCAAACCTCTTTCATCTACAGATAGGTTTAAAGTACCTCCGATGTTTCTATCTAAAATTAGGTTAGGGTCGTGATTGAATGTTAAAATTACATTGTCCTCTAAACGACCATCAAAAGCCCTTGTAGATATTGTTTCTCGGAATCCTAAATCCCTGCTATCTGTATCGAATAACGCTGCATAACCACGTACTTTAGTTTCGTCAGAACCTTCCTCTAAACGAACCTCGTAGTTACCGTTATATATCCTTATTTCCTTGTTTTCTTTCATTGTGTTGTCCTTTTAGTGTCCTCACCTAATTTATCTAAAGGCATCATATTAGATTGCATATATACCTTTGCACTTTCATCACCCATAGGATTTAAGTCCTCTAAAGAACGAACCTCGTCAGGAGAAAGCACCCCAATATTTACTAATGTTCTGTAGTAATCTGCACGACTTTTTGAATCACCTCTAAGAATAGCGTTTAGGTTAAACTTAAAGTATTCCTGACCCCTTTTGTTGTTAGGAATTAATTTTTGGTTTAATTCACTTTCAATTCTTTTGATCCAAGGTGTTATTGTATGCACTACAAAGTCAATTTGTTGTGCTTCGATATTGCTGTAAGTTGCAGAAGATAGGTCATTTACGAGATGGTTGGGTACTCTAAAAATACGACAAATGTCGCTTATTTGATATTCCCTTGACTCTATAAATTGTGCTTGGTTGTTAGGAACAGTCCGAGCAACCCAATCCATACCTTCTTCTAATATCGCTGTTTTACCTGTATTTGCAACACCTGAATAGTTGCTATTCCACGATTCTCTTAATCGTTTAGCTGTATCAGGCTTTAGTGTAGCAGGGTGTTTAAGAATACCACCTAGCTGTGAGCCATTTTTAAACCAATTACCTGCGTGTTTATCTAAAGATATAGATATACCTAATGTTTCTGCAGCAGCCTCTATTGGTGACTTACCTGTAATCCCATCAAAGGATAGACCTTTAATGTGGATCATATTCATACTTTGCACCTTACCTGTTATTGGGTAAACGCTGTCAGCACTTTCTTTAACTTCGTAATAAACCTCCCTACCATCAGGAGAAACGAAAACATCAACATCTTTATATTGTAATGGGTGAATCCCTATTGGTAAACCGCCTTGATTTCTCTCTATATAAGCACAAAAATTTCCATCAAAACTTAAATCTACCAAAGCCCTTTCAAAGAACATAAACGAATTGTATATTCCTGATGGCTGCTCACCCACTAATTTATTTAATGGGTTATTATTTAATTTAATCTTATTGTTGTTTTTATCTTTCTCGTAAAGTGAGATAGGCAGGGAGGCTATTGTTTCTGATAGCACACGAACACAAGACCAGACAGCTGCTACTCGCAACGCTTGTTCTTTTGACACCGAAGTTGATGATCCAAATGTACCACCAAGAATAGTTTGACCAAAGATAGAACGTGATTCTTCTTTGATGGTGGATTTTTTACCTGTAAAAAAGTTGAATATACCCAAAGCTGCTTAAATAGTTGTACAAGTGTAAATAGTGAAAAGTGCTAAAATGTGAACAACTTTTCAGTAGTTTTTTCTTAATTCTTTCAAAGCATTCTCTAACACCCTATGAACATATCTAGTTGATATGCCTTGAATTAAAGCTATTTCTCTGATTTTAAACGAATATTCAAACCTTAAAATAACGATTTCCCTTAACAATCTATTGTTTGATTTAACTACTTTCTCCCATATATTATCTGCAAGATTATCGTAATCACTATCAGAAACGCATTTTAAGGTATCTCTAAGGCGATAAGTCTTGTGGAAGGGTGACGATGTAGAAAGAACTTGATTGGTGACCACACGAGCCACGAAATAGCGTAATTGATTTGTTTCGTATAAAGATTGTATAGTTTCCTCTAATTGAGTAAGTAGTATTACGTTTATATCTTGAACTAAGTCATCTAACAAATGTAAATCACCGTTGTTACCTAGTACAGACGCACATATATCTCTTATTGTTAGTTGCTCCTGTGCAACTATTTCGTTCTTAGATAAAGAATATCTCTTTGTCATCATATCCTGAATTTCCTCCATTTTTATTTTGCATAGCCTCTGATAAGCCCATTAATGTAGAAACCACACCATCAATCTTGTCATTTGATTTAGCCTTATTTGGCTTCACGTTTCCTGCAGGGTCTAAGGCTAATACTACGTTTGACATCATCCACCTTAATGCAGGATTACCGTTATGCCTAATATTACCACCCAATACAAGGGTTTCAAATTCTTTAGTAGCAGGGGACATTGTTCTGTAACCTTGACCTACAGGTATCATAGGGCAACCTTCTTCTGTTAGGTCAATAACAATCTGTGATGCGTTCCACCTATCATAAGCTATCATTCTAATGTCGTATAATTCTGATAAATCTCTAATCTTTTGTTTTATGTAATTGTAGTCACAAACATCGCCCTCTGTAAATGTAACCCATCCCTCTCTTTGCCATTTAACGTAATCAACCTTATCTCTTTCAGACCTTTTATGAGCGTTTTCAGAAGGTATAAAGGAGTGCAAGAAAATATCGTACCCATTGTCATTGTCAGGGAATAATAGGCTTAAACAAGTAATATCTCGTGTGGATGCTAAATCCAACCCTACATAACAAGGTTTACCTACAAAGTTAGATTCGCTTATATCATCATAGCAATCCATCCATTTTTCATCAGAAATCCACTTAGTTTCATTTGCAACCCATTGATTAAGATGTAGCCTTCTAAAAGTGTTTTCATAGGATGGTTCATTCTTAGCCTTTACAGCTTGTTGCTTCATATATTCCTCAGTAATAATAGTCCCAAAGCCTGGATTTGCCTTTCTCCAAACCTGTTCATCGAAGATGTCATCATCCTTATCAGCCTCATACACAACCCCTAGAAACGAATCGTCTTGAATAGCACCACTAATTAACTTCTTAGCATAGTCATAAAGTTCTTTACAAATGTGGTCTTTTTGGTGTCCTGCTCCTGCTGTAGTAATCCCTAGCATCAAAGGCTCTTTCCTAGCACCCATACTCGTCAATAACACATCGTAGAGGTCACGATTTTTGTGTGAATGAATTTCATCTAACAAACAGCAAGACAAGTTCAATCCGTGTTTTGTGTCTGCATCGGCTGATATTACTTTGTAGTATGAACCTACCTTATCGTATGTAATGGAATCTCTGTAAGTGTTTGAGCGTTTAATCAACTGAGGCTCTTGTAAAACCATTTGCTTGGCTATGGAAAATGATAAACGTGCTTGTTCTTTATCTGCTGCTGCCGATACAATTTCCGCACCCTTCTCACCATCTGAAAATAGCATATAAAGGGCTATACCTACCATTAAATTTGTTTTACCGTTCTTACGTGGTATGAAAACAAAACATTGCCTAAATTTTCTTAAATTGGTAGTTTTTGACTTCCATCCGAATAATGGTTTTATAATGTCATCCTTTTGCCAATCTTCAAGTATAAACCTTTTACCTGCTAAATCACCTTTTACGTGCTGACAAAATGTTTCTATGAAATCAACAGCCCTATTCGCTGCTTTTTCATCATAGTAATATACACTTTTATCTATGTGATGCAGGTTATTCATCGTTGTTAAAGAAGTTTTCTATTTTAATATCAGGTGTTTGTGATGCGTGTTCTATTGCGTTTACCTTCGCCCTACTTGAAGGGGTTAATCCAAATTCTTTAAGTAAAGCGAAAACTCTAACAAAGGCTTGATTGGCTATTAAGACTTCGGGTCGTTGTATAGACTTTGTGTGACCTTCTCTTGATGTTACCTCTTGTGATGCTCCTAACTGGTTTATAACCTCTTTAGCGTTCTTATAATCAGCATAAGAATCACAAAGGATGGTTAAGGACATCTCGTCTGCTAAAGTTAGAACAGACATATCGTGTAGTAAGGTGCTTAGTTCTACAAAAGACCTTTGCCCTTCTTCTGATAGCCAAGTAGGTATTGGTGGGATTGCACTAGGTAGTTTGGGTTCATTTTCATTCATCCTATCATTCCTTAGTGTTCCCCTTTGTTTTTTAATTTCTGTAGGTAAACGCTTCATAATTAAACAATCATTTTTGTAAATATACAATTATTTATTTATAAAGAAAGAAAAAGTGACATAAAAAGAAAGAAATAACCTTTATCCTTATCCTTCTCCTATAGGTCTATCGTTGACCTCAATTAGACCTCAATTAGACCCCATTTAGACCCCTAATTTACTAATCCCTGATTTTCAGAGAGTTAACAAAAAAAAGGGTGTTTAAGGAAATTTTTTAGTGTATAATTAGGAAGTTAACATTTGTTAGTATATATTTGTAGAACAATTAATCAATCTCTCAATTATGGAAAGAAACAAAACATTTACAGCAGCATTTGAAAAGGTACACCCTAATGGTCAAACTTATGCTTGGGAAGTAGTTGTACACCCCGATAAAAATCACGGATATTTTGAAGGGTATAACGTAACGAAAGGAGAAGGTGAGTTTCACGTAGAAGGGTGTTTGTGGTTTGAAGGCAAGGTGTTGGTAGATTACGATGGTGTATTTTGCTTACCTGACGAAGTAGACTTTTCCTTACAATCAATGGGTTATGATACCTCAGAATTATAAAAAAAAAAGTTATGAGTACAGATAAAGTAATATTCTTACACGACAACAAAAGAAAGGTGATGGGTCAAAGCAGAGCCGAGTATGCTAAAGGTAGAAAAGAGAAGGCTAAACGAGTAATAGCCCTA